TGAGTAATCTTGCCGGACAGATTGTGCAGCTGGAGCAGGTTCAGATCAATGAGAAGAATATGCAGCTGCAAGCTATGAGCGTGGCCAATAAGATGGGGTATGTTTATAAGCCAAAGGATATGGAGTTGGTTGAGAAAAAGAAAGGTTTACTAGATTACAATGATTGAAAGGCGAGACTACTTTAAGAAAAAGAAGTGGACCAAAGAACAGGAAGACTGGCTGATTGAACATAAAATGATTCGCGGTAAAAAAGCGATGCACGAGGCTTTCTTTGCAGCCTTTCCTGATGCTACATATACTGACAGTGCGATAAGTGCAAAAAGAACGGAGATTGGAGCTTACAGCGGTATTTATACAAGGCATCGCACGGCGAAGCCTTTATACAGTGAGTGTGTGAAGCAGGGTTATGTAATGATCAAGGTTGCAAAATACGAGTGGTGGCAGAAACAGAAATGGGTTTGGGTTGCCACTCATCCTGGAGAGCCATTTTCGATTAGGAATCAGTTTGTGTTTCTTGATGGCGATAACCGGAATTTTTCTCCGGATAATATTCATAAGGTGGACCATAGGATTATTGGTGTTATGAATATGCAATACGGAGGAGTTGTTAAGGGTGAGCCGGAATTAAATCTGGTTCGTTATCTGCAGTGTGAGCTTAAATTAAAGTATCTGGATATTGCAGAAATACATGGGCTGACCTGTAAGACTAAGAGTGGGCGGCAGTTAATAAGCGAGCGAAATCGTAAGGCGAGGGAACAGCGCGCGGCTCATTGGGCGAAGATCAGCGAGGAAGAGCGTGAGGTTATACGGCAGAAGCGGAAAGAATACTGGAAAAAGCGGCGTGCGAATCCTGAATTTCAGGCGCGCAATAAGATTTACCAGAGGGAGTGGAGCCGTAAGCGTAGGGAGAAGTTAAAGAATGAGCGGAAAGAACGACAGGAAGATTAGGAAAAGTGTGAATAAAAAAGTTAAGGATGCCTATGTGAAAGCTCAAGGCGTTCTGTATGACCGGATTAAGGAAATGCCGTTGGGGAAAAGGTTTGTGTTTGCGATGATGATTTTATTTAAGAGACTTGAATAGCTTTTTTTTGAAAGTAGCTTGAAAAAAAAGGAGGATAACGTGATTCGATTTGTTGATTATAACAATGACAAAAAAGAAGCCTGCTATAACTTTTGCGTGGTAAGTGTGAATAATCAGTGCGCTGAAAGGGTGTATGGCCGTTGTCCTTTCTCTGGGGGAACTCCGGCAGTGGTTTGCCAGTGTGGAATTAAAAACATGGTGAAGCATGGCTGCGCGGAAAAAGTGTGGGAGGAAAAGGAAAATGAAGCCTAATGAACTTTATGAACTGATTAAAAAGACTGAGTACACTAAAAGCGGTGACGATGTAGATTGGGCTGTGGTGGTGGAAGATTCTGAAAAGGTAGTGAGACTGCTTTTTGAAGAATCGACAACTAAGCGCGACTGGCATAATAATTTTGACTTTCCTGTGAAGATTTACAAGAGACAGGAAAGCTGTATGCTGATTGCGCGCGGCTGGGGTAATGCCTGGAAATCTTGTAATGATCTTGTTATGGACGCGCTGATTAAAGAAAAGCAGGTCCATAAGGATTACAGGGTGGAAATCTGCGGCTGGAGTTATGGCGGTGCAATGAGTGTGCTTGCAGCTGAGGATTACTGCTACAGAACACATGACAGAGCGGCTGTTATTACTTTTGGTGCGCCTAAGCCGCTTTGGGGGCGTAAGACTTGGAAATATGTGAGCGGCTGTGTGACAAGTGCTATGCAGTATGCTCATGTTAATGACGTGGTTCCACTTTGTATTCCGCTTCCTGGGTATAAGATGATTAATAAAGTGAAGGTGGGAAGCGGCTTTTGTATTTTAAAGTTGTTTAAGGCTGATATTTATCACTGCTGTTATGGAGATGCTGATTTATATAAAAATCTTTAAGGGGAAAGAGGGTTTTGAAGTGCGTTATTAATTCGGCGGATATTGATTTTCTCAAAAAGAGTTTTCTTGCGCTGACTGCTAAAAGAAACTACATGAATCCTAGTGATTATGTTTGCCAGGTGCGTTATATGGCGGCGGATTTGACGCCGTTTCCTGGTAAGTTTTCTTTTAAGCAGTTTCCGTATTTTAAAGAGATTGTAGACAATTTTAGTCCGGATAGTCCGATTCATAAGGTTTATATTATGAAAGGGAATCAGCTGGGAGCGACTACAGCAATTCTTGAGACAGTTATGCTTTATGGAATCGGCTGTAATCCGGCTCCTATGCTTTATGTTTTGCCGGATGAGGGCATGGCGAAACTTGCAATGGATACTAAAATTGACCGAATGATTGATACTTCCGGCCTGCGCGGTAAGATTTTTGCGCAGACTAAGAAAGCTGCAGGCGCGCGTAATACCGGTGATACTTCGTTTAAGAAGGAATTTCCGGGTGGTTATCTTCATGCTGTCGGCGGACGTTCTGGTAACAGGTTCAGAAACTTTTCATACAAGATTGTTTTAGTTGATGAGCTTGACGGTATGAGTGAGAACATTAAGGGCGAAGGTACGATGGAAGATCTGGCTATTGCACGTTCTGACGCTTATCCTTCTACCAGGAAGATTTATTTTGGTTCTACTCCGACTGTTGAACAGACTTCTAAAATCTGGAGACTTTATCAGCTGGGTGATGAGCGGCGGTATTTTGTGCCGTGTAAGTATTGCGGTGAGATGCAGCCTCTTGAGTGGGCTATCTGGGATGAAAGTCATGATAATCAGATTGGTGGTATTGTTTGGGAAAATGATGAGAATTACCAGCCGAAACTTGAGACGGTAGGTTATAAGTGTCCGCACTGCGGCAAGATTATGAAAAACTATGATAAGGCGATAATCATGGAAAAGGGCGAATGGAGGGCAACTAAGAAGAGTGAGGAAAAGGATGCTCGAAGTTATCATTTGTCGCCGATTTATAATCCTCCGGGAATGTTTTCCTGGGAAGACTTTGTAATTGCCTGGGCGAAGTGCTGGGATTTGAAAAATAACCGTGTGAAGGATAAAGAGGGTTACAGAACTTTCCGCAACTTGAAACAGGGGTTACCATTCAGAGAGCAGAATGAACAGATCAGGCGCGAGAAAGCTCTGCTGCATAAACGCTTTGGTTTTGCGCGCGGTAAGGTTCCGAATAAAATGGCGATGGAGGATGCAGGTTCTCCGGTTTGGATTATTACCTGTGCGGTGGACGTTCAGAAAGACTGTTTGTATGTGGATACTAAGGGATTTAGTGCCGGTGGCGTGACATGGACTATTGATTTCCAGAGGTTTGAAGGTCCTTCTGAGGATTTTTATGGTGTTTGGGATAGGCTTGCGACTTACATTGAAAATACAGTTTTTGTGGCTGATGACGGGAAGAAATATAAAATTGCCATAACTCTTGTGGATAGTGGTCACTATACTGACTGGGTTTATGCGTTCTGCGCTCGCTTTACTGCTGGCGTTTATGCCTGTAAAGGTTCTGACTGGATTAAGAATGGGGAAACTTACCAGCTGTTTAACCGTAAGACACTTGAAGCGATTGGACTTCCTCTGGCTTATCATATTAACACTGGTAAACTTAAAGACAGAATCAGCCGTGCAATGAATATGCTGCAGTGGGACGAGGGAACTAAGCAGCCGGAATGGTTTCCGAACTTTCCGGATAATTTCCATGATGACTATTTCCGTATGTTTGAAGCTGAGGAAAAGGTTGAAGAATACGATAAAAGGACTAATAAATATATTCGTACGGTATGGAGAGCGAAGCCTGGAGCGGCGAATCATGGTTTTGATACTTATGTTTATAACCTGGCGGCTCTTGAAATTTTTGCGGATGATATTTGTCGTAATGATCTGCGCGGTAATATGCTTGACTGGAATGCGTTCTGGAATTACGCGAGCTATGGGATGTTTACGATGGAATAGGAGAGAAGATGGAACAGAGCGACAGGGAGTTTCTGCAATTCATAATTGCATTTTACAAAGAATTACTGCTGCATGATTATCCGGCTTATGGGGATACTGTGAAAACTAAAAAATTCTCATATCTGGAGTGCTGCTTTTGTGAGATTGT